GGGCGAGGCGGCTTATCTCACCAGGCAGTTTGACGAAAGCTCTGTGGAAATACTCAGAAACGCTCTGAAAAAAGATATACATACGATCTCCAATGTACCCGATATGTCGGATGACAATTTCGGCGGAAACGTCAGCGGCGTTGCTATGGCGTACAAACTGCTGGGCTTTGAGCTTATGACAAAGACAAAGGAACGTTTTTTCAAGGAGGGCTTGCGTTACCGTCTGAAATGCTTTAACAGCATTCTTTCAATTCGGGGCGGACGTGTGGACATAAACGGTATTGATATTACAATGACAAGAAGTCTCCCTGCCAACAATGCGGAGCTTGCAGGTATGGTATCGGATCTGTCGGGTATGGTGTCCTCCGAAACTCTGCTGTCTCAGCTTCCCTTTGTGGACGATCCGTCAAAGGAGCTTGAAAGGCTGAAAGCGGAAAAGCAGGAAAGTATTGAATATCAGCAGTCGGTTTTCAGCATAAAGAGCGACGGTGATACAAATGAGGACACAGAATAATAAGTACTGGAAAGATCGTGCAGAAAAGAGAATGGACTTCGCAATGCTTAAAGCAGAGGACATTTCCGAAAAGATAGGCAGAGCGTATGTCAGGGCTTTGCAGGATATGCGTGAGCAGATAGATAACATTTACAGGAATTTTTCTGCGGGACTTTCCCAAGCGGAAGCAAAGAGACTGCTGAGGAATATCAAGTCCGACAGCATTCTTAAAAAATTGAAAAAGGCTGTTGATAAGATCGAGGACGAGAAACTGAAAGCAAAGGTGATCGCACAGCTCAACGCTCCTGCGTACAGGGCTAGAATGGAGCGGCTGAAACGTCTTGCGGAAAACGCAAAGCAGGTCTGCGAAAATATTGCGGGACAAAGCGTAACGCTTATGGACAAGGGCTTTGCCGACATAGTGAAAAATACCTATTACCACAGTATTTTTGATACCCAGCAGGGGACGGGGCTTGCGTTTAGCTTTTCAAAAATTTCGGAAAATGTCGTCAGAGAGGTCTTACGTACAAACTGGAGCGGCAAGCATTATTCAAGCCGTATATGGGATAACACAGATAAGCTTGCGTCCGTTCTTGAAGATGAACTGCTGACAGGAGTTCTTACAGGCAGATCAAGCAGACAAATGGCGAACAGCATTCAGGATATTATGCATTCATCATACAGCCGCACACTTACGCTGGTGAGGACTGAGGCGAGCTTTGTATCCAATCAGGCGGAGCTTGAAAGCTATGACGAAATGGGCATTGATAAATACCGCTATGCGGCAACACTCGATCTGCGAACTTCCGAGATATGCCAAAGTCTTGACGGAAAGGAATTTCCCGTAGCAGAGGCTCAGGCAGGGGAGAATTATCCGCCCATGCACCCACGCTGCCGTTCCACTACCGTTTCGGTAATTGACGGAGTGTGCTGCGACAAGCTGGAACGTTCGGCGAGAGATCCCAAAACAGGGAAAATCATAAAAGTTCCTCAGAATATGACTTATGAGGAATGGTATGAAAAATATGTTGACAAATCCAAAAAATCTGATATAATAAAGATAGAGGAAGTGAAACCGTTGGAACAGGCTAAAAAGCGAGATCATAAAATATATATTACCGATGTTGCAGTTGATAAAGTTTCAAAAGTTGACATACCAATTTTATACGACGAGCAAAACAAGAGGATTTTTGAAAATCATAAAGAGCTTTTAAGAATATCAAAAAATAAAAACGACAGCAACGAGGTTGCGTTATTATTCGATTTGAATTCTGATGAGACCACTGTTAAGCTGGGCGACGAACACGAGGTAAATATATTTTTAAACCCCAATGCAGTATCAATGGCAGACCATTCAGATTTAAATTCGCTGTTTTTAGCGCATAATCACCCCAGTACACAGGATTTTTCATATTCCGATTTAGGTGTGTTTCTTATGAACGACAGTATTGGTGGAATTTCCGTTGTATCAAATATGGGTGATGTACATATACTATTTAAGTCGGAAAGCTACGATTTCGATCGTGCTTATGAATATATCAGCAGCATAAGAGCAAAATACAGCGATTATGACGCCGAGGTCGACAAAGCAATAGTAAAAGAATTCTTAAAGAATTCAAAGAAAATCGGAGTTATGCAATATTAGGAGGTGCGTTTGTATGAATAAAAATAAGAAAACTTTTGGCGCTTTGGATACAAAAGAGAAAAAAGAAATCAGAAAAATGGAGGATATGCTTAAGGAAAAGTACGATGCCAATAAAAACGCATCTGATTCCCCCAAAGCTATAAAAATAGTTCCTGCATAAAATTTTTACGGCTTGTATTAAGTACAGGCGTATCGCCGTCGGATAAACTCCGGCGGCATTTTTATACCCAAATCAAATACGGAACTAAACGCTTTGAGAGATCAGGGCGTTTTTTTCATACACAAACGGACGGAAAGGCAAGGTTAACCGCGACTTTTCGGACAAAAATTCAGAACTGTACGGCGCGAACGTGCAGGGCAAAGGAGAGATTTTTATGTACGGACAATTCATCAGAATCCCAATGCAGTTTTTTGCAGAGGACGGTACAGGCGGTACGGATACTCAGGGAACAAACACACCGTCTGATAACGCAGACGGAGCGGAATTTACCCTCGAGGACGTTTTCCGCAGATTTTCGGCAGAGGATATTCTGGACAATGAGGCTATGTCCAAGGCGTTGCAGAGCCGCACGGACACCATTGTCACAAAGGCTCTCAATACTGCTAAAAGCAAATGGGAAAAGGAAAAGCTGGAAGAGCAGGACGAAAGCAAAAAGCTTGAAAAAATGACCGCTGCCGAACGTGAAAAATATCAGTTCGGCAAGGAAAAAGCGGAGTTTGAAAAGCAGAAAGCTCGGTTCGAGCATTCACAGCTTGAAATTTCTGTCGGCGGAGAACTCCAGAAAAGAGGACTTTCCGCCGATTTTGCAAAGTACCTTACGGCAGATAACGCAGAGAACTCAAAGGCTAATATCGACGCTTTTGAAAAGCTGTTCAATGACGCCGTTTCGGGCACGGTAAACACAAGGCTCAAAGGCGGTAATCCGCCCAAAGCCCCCGGCGTGGGAATAGGCGCAAAGGGTGATCCCGCAACCATTGCGGACGCGCTCAGAATGAGAAATGCGGGAAAGTAATTTAAGAAAAGGAAGGTAATTATTTATGGCGATCACACTTGAAGAAGCAAAGGTCGGTATGTCCGACAAGGTAGACCAGACGGTCGTTGACACATTCAGACGTTCAAGCTTACTGCTTGATATGCTGGTGTTCGACAACTCCATTTCACCCGGTACGGGCGGTTCAACTCTCAGCTACGGCTATATGCAGCTGAAATCTCCCTCGACCGCCGCTGTGAGAAAGATCAACAGCGATTATACGGCGGGCGAGGCAAAGCGTGAAAAGAAAACCTCAGAGGCGATCATTATGGGCGGCTCTTTCGAGGTGGACAGAGTTATTGCGGAGACCTCGGGCGCAGTAGACGAGCTTGCGTTTCAGGCGGAGCAGAAGATCAAGGCTACCGCAAACTATTTCACAAATCTTGTTATAAACGGCACATCCGCCGCAAGCGGTACGGGATTTGTCACCGGTACATTCGACGGACTGAAAAAACTGCTTGCAAATTCCGATACGGAGGTCACTTCTGAGGCGGACCTTTCGACATCTGAGCTTACAGACAAGAACTACAATGCGTTCCTTGACGAGCTGGACGGATTTATCTCGCTTATGGACGAAAAGCCGTCCGTTCTGCTTATGAACAATAAAATGCTTACAAAGGTGCGTTCCTGCGCCAGAAGAGCAGGCTATTACGGACGCTCCACAGACGGGTTCGGCAGGGTAGTTGAAAACTATAACGGCATTCCGCTTATGGACTGCGGACAGTATTACGACGGCACTAAGTCCGCCGATATAGTTAAGACCGAGAGCGACGGAACGTCCGCTATATATGCCGTTAAGATCGGTATAGACGCATTCTGCGGTATTTCTCCTACGGGCAATAAGGTCATTTCCTCACATATGCCCGATCTGAATGCTCCGGGAGCGGTTAAAAAGGGAGATGTTGAGCTTGTTGCAGGCGTTGTTCTTAAAAACACCAAAAAGGCAGGAGTGCTTAAAGGCATTAAAATCTCCGCTGCGGCAGGAGCATAAGGAGGGCTGAACTATGGACGCCGAAAGGGCTTTAAAGGCGGCGCTTGCGCCTGCGGAAATATCCGAAGATAAAGCGGACTATCTGCTGGAGAC